TTTTCAATAAAAGTAGAAAACTCATGTATAACGTCGGCATCAAATATATTTAGTTTTCTTTCCTCCAACAAACTCTTGATTGCAAAACATCCTTGACGTTTCACTGACTTGGTGGTTCTCACACCCAGAGTGGTTGACTTGGCAAATCCTGGGCTGATATATGTTTGATTGTTGTCTTTAATGGTAGCGAGAAGATTTTCATATTCCAACTCACTATACAAAATGTCAGCAATCTGACCGCCAATGTCATTGGTTTCAACAAGTACAAAGGCATTGTTGTAATCTTTTGCTGCCTTGTAAATCACTTCAGGAAACAACATGGGAGCAATGGTGTTGTTCTTGAATTTTCCTACCAATTTATATGGCATGTCGGTGACTTCCACAATGGTGAATGCCGAATAGTCCCCGCCCACACCACGTGCTACGTCCACAACAATCACATAGATTTTATCTTTCTCTGGTTCATGATAGATGGACAATCCCATGTCGTTATAGAACACTGGGTCAATGCTACTCATGCTAGACAATGTTCTACCATTAATCAACGTGTTACTAGAACCTAAGAATTCACACAACACTTCTTGGTTGAATTTCACTTCACCCAAGGTTCTTCTTTGTTCTTCAGCCCAGGCTTCATCGCGTCCTGGAATCATCCAGTATGGAATGAAGTGTGATACGAATCCATTCTTGCCCTTCTCAGCTTCATTCCAGAACTTCCAGAAGTGATTATATCCGAGAGGAGTTGAAGTTAACAGAATCTTAGTTGTTGTACCGGCAGAAATGGTTGGATATACTGAGGCAAAGAATTGTTCAGCAACGTTGTTCGGGATGATGGCAGCTTCGTCAATGTACAACCAGTTAACAGACTTACCACGAATACCTGAAGCTGTTGTTGCAGCGGTGTACACTTTACTACCATTTTCCAACTCCACATTACCTTTGTTCCAGGTTTTCACACCCTGTTGCATCCAAATGGGGAGTTGTTCGTACATGATTTGATAACGATCCAACACTTCACGTGCAGCCGATCCTTTGTTGGCAAGAATGGCAACTGTCTTGCTCTCTTGAAACAATGTATACCAAAGGATACATGCAGCAGCAGTAATGGTCTTGCCTTGCTGACGCCCTTCCATGAGTACAACTTTTCTGTTGTTTAGAATGACTTGAACTTTTTCTTTCTGACAGTCATACAGTTTAAACAACTTCAAGCCATGGTCAAGTGTTACGATGTAGCAATAATTTTCAATGAAATAGATAGGATCGTTTTGACACTTGATGATTTCTTGAACTTGGTCGGGTGTGAATTGTATTGGTAATCCAACAGGCTTTAAATTGGGATTACCATGATATGAACTTTCTTGTTCAATTAATTCTTCTTCGTCATTATCTATTATCGTCATGTATTTCTTCCGCCACGGGCTGATTTAGCTGCTTCATTGCCTTCATCAGCTCATGTGTAGAGCCAACAAACAAATTATTTTGAGTTTGTATTTTACTTGTTGGCTTATCTTCTTTTTCCAAATCTTTCTTTCGTTTCTGAACTTCTAGCAAATCTTTTGCTGTATCAGATACCGTTTTAATTAATTGTCCCGCCACTTCATAGGCACGAGGATGGTCACTATTTTTAGCAATGTTTAAAATGCCATCAATGGCTTCATTGCCTTTATCTATCAACTGTCTTAGCGTTTCGCGGGCATGTGCTGCATCATCTTCTAAAGGTTCTGACTTAACAATCTCAGTACTTTCGTTTGTTGGCATCACATTGAATTTTTCGTCAAGATTATCAAACACAATTACTCACCTGAAAAAATTTGGTCAAACTCTTGAATGTATGTATAATTGTCTAATGGACCTGCTGTAGGAGGACTTACTTCTGTTGTTATCCGAGTACCCACTTCTGTGTTAGTGGGTTCTGCACCCGGAGCCCATGCTGTATCAGCATAAATGTTTTGAATGGTTTTCTTGATGAGATTGGAATTTCTTACATAACCAAAGAAGTTCATCTTGATGGTGAAATTTAAATCCCAGACAACACTTAATCGCTTGTCAAAGCCGCCTTCCCATTCATCATTATAATTGATGTTATCCAATATAATTTGAAGGTCGCTTTTAATACCTAGTTCAGGTAAATCATTAATAGTTACACTGAAATCAGGATTGAAATAAGGAAGAATTTGTTCAATGATTTGCAACCCATCATCTTGATTTTTAGCAAACACACTCATACTGATACCCATGTTATAGGGCGTGCATACAAATGAGTGACGGACATTGGTACCGTCCGTATCAATAGCACGAACAGTTTGTGTGATGGTTAATTTTCTTGATGGGTCATAATTGAAGTTGGTGATTTCAAAACCAATTCTTGGCAATGTGATTTGAAACCGAGCTTCACCAGGTTCAAATTCAGGACGTTCACGAATACGGTCAATGAACTTTTGCTTAGGTGCATAACTTAGCGGAACAAATAAACTTTGAGTCACCTCGCCAGCTTCATTGCTTCTTCGTATTGCTATGTTGTTAAACAATGTACCAAAAGCAATAATGGCTTTCCGTATATGCTTATGATAGAAATGTTGATTTTTTAACATTAGTATTCACCGAAAGGATTCACTTCTGTGAAATCAAGAATATCACTTCTACCAGAAGCAAAATCATCGTTATCACTGAAAGGATTTTGTGTTTTTCTACTGAACTGTTCAAGAATGATACTGAAACCATTTTCTGTTAACAACAAATCACCTGCTTCTGTTTGAACATTGAATTCAAGTTGATCCATTGTGTACTTGCCTTGGGCGGCATCAATCTCACTGATTTCAGTATCAAATACTTCAGAACTGTATTGATACAATTCACAGTTCATAGAATATATATGAAATTTTCCTAATTGATAAAACGGGTCAAGATGTTGAACATATTTAATTTCAAACATGCTCTTGGTCTTAGAAAAATAGATTAAATCACCTTCAGCAGGGCGTGTAGGTAATTGCAATCCTGAGTTGTCATTGGCATTGACACTATCTTCCCAACGACGCTTACTCACCACAAAGGTTGCTTGGTCTGTGACACTGATACCAAACTTCGTGAAGATTTCACTATTGCCATCCCAGCCTTGAACATTTTGTAGATACATTTCAATAGGATATGCTGTGTCAAAGAAACTTAACACATCTTCACCTAAGATGTTATCTTGTTTCACTGTGGTTCTAGGAAGATAATAGACATCATGACCATATATCTTGATGCTTTCAATAATTAAATCTTCTAGAAGGCGTTGTTCATTGGTGGTGCCTGGAGTATTTCCACTTTGAAAATAGAAATTTGTCGGCATGTTAACCTACCATGAAATCAACAGGCAATTCGTATCGACTTTGCATTTCAACTTCTATAGTTCTAATTTCTTCTATAGCTTCATCGTAAATTTGCTGTCCATTCATTTGGACGCCGCCGGGTAATGTCATGCCTTGAAACTTCTTCATGTTCTCGCCCCATTGACGTTTAATCAACGATGTGGCATATCGCTTCAAGAACATGTCGTTATATACTTCAGTGAACTGCTCAGGATCTAAAATACGGTACACTTCAAAGATGACATAATCGCCAGGTGTGAATGTTTCTTCCCAATTCACATCTAAAAAGATTCTGTTCATCTTTCTGTTGAAACGAATGTTTCTGTTACCGGCAAACATGTCATCAAGTAATTGCAAATGCATCTTCACTTGCTGATAATATATCATATCAGATGACAGCAAGTTATACATGTCATTCAAACGAAATTGATATACTACATTGAAAATGTTTGTGGCACCTGTTGTACTAGAACCGGCAGAACCTAATGGGAACACACGAATCACACCTGTGACAGCATCAGCTACTTCAAAATATTGTGAAGTGAGATTCTTTTCCACATAACCAGATGTGGATGCTAAAGCAGTTGAGAATCCTGAATCAGACCCCGTGATGGTTTCACCGTTCGTGAATGCTGTACTGACCTTGCGAATCTTTATTGTGTTGGAATCAACTATTTCAAATACCGTGGCGGTAGCACCAGATGTGGCACCTGTGACTGTTTCACCTATAACGAAATTGTTAGCTAATGCTGAAGCCAAATTAATTTCCGAAGCCTCAACTTCAGCCTTTAAATAGATGCGCTCGACACCATCAAAGTGATATTCATGAAAAAATTCTATAGCATCCTGGACTCTATCTTCAACTTGGTCATCATCCACGTTGATTTCAATGACTGGATAGCCTAATCTACGAAGGCAATAATCTTTAAGTTCTTGACGACTGGTGATTGCCATGATTCCTCAACATAAAAAGAGATGTGCTGTTACTAGTATTTATACATACTGGCAACAGCACATCTGAATTTTTATGTTTTTCAATTATGAAGCGAGAATTCCCTGTAGTCCGCTCAAGGTATTGGCAGAAATTTCAAATGATTCTGGGAAATCACTGATGGAAAACTGAACATTACTTGATACTTCAATTTCAAGAGCGAGTAGTTCGCGCAATTCTTGATTGGCATCATTGATTTTCTCATTGGGGATTTGTAGGGATCCCGGAACTTCATTTCCTTCCTTGTCCTTGCCTGGGACAATGTTACCAGATTCATCACGGACAGCATACTTCATACGAACTTCATCTAAAGAACGATTCAATGTTTCCATGAAAGGCTGTAATGTTACTCTGGCAGTTTGAATCTTCCATGCCAACTTGGCGGAAAACTTCTCGTTTGATAGCTGCTGTAAGGCTTGAAAACTTTCTAAAAGCTGTTGATTGGTTAATCTCATTTCACTCTCCTGATAATGTTGAATATATGTGACATGTAATATTTGCATATAAGTTAACAGTTAATACATGTAATGTCAAGTTCTGATATGGTATATAATTCGTTTGGTGTCTCCACAAATTCAAACGTTCCTAACATATCACTATAGTATTTAGTCACGTAATTTTTAGCATCTTCAATAGTAATAACTGATTCTTTTGAACTTTGGTCACGATTGAATACGTCATACCATTTTTCAGTTAAATCTATTTTCACCATCATTAAAACTTTATACATTAGTTTGCCCAAATGATAAGTTTAGATGCTCTGTCCACGGGACAGGCACAACAGTGATAATATGCGGGTGCACCTTCACAACCAGCAAACCAAGAAACTGTACAACTTTGTTCATAATAGTTGCTCCACCCTCCAACTGCCCCAGAACAACCTCCTCCCGCAGATGTGATCCAATCAGTATAACTACCTGTGGGTCCTTGACGGCGCTTAAATCTTTGTCCTGAACTAGATGTTGTACTATTCCAACTGCTAGGATTTTCCAAAATATTAAACATGGTACTACTGTTATTCAGTGAACCGTCAGCCCAAACACTACCGTCAGCTTCACTGGTGTGAAACCATTGTGTTCTTGTTGTTTTTGCACCTTGATTCAAAATGGTTTGAATAGCGGTATCTGACAACTTGGTCATTGTTGAATCATTTGGGTTAGGTGAATCAGAACCTACTGCTGATGCATTATATGGACTAGTTGCTCTTGGATATGCCATGAAAACTAAAAACCAACCAGTGGTAGAATCTGAAGTAACGTCTGCCCAAACTTTAGGTACTGAAACAGAACCATTTATACCACTTCGTAATGCAACATATTGATTTGAAGGCAATGCATTTTTAGCTGTAGGTCCATCATATACGAAAGGTCCAGAATGTGCTCCCATATATATTTTCTCCTATATTCCGTAACGTCCTCGGATAGCATTAAAATTTTGAGAAATTTCGGTTGCTGATAATGCTCTATTGTAGATTTTTATTACTCCAATATTTCCTGCAAAATAATCACCTGAATCCCATCGTCTCCCTACTCTAAAACCAGCTCCGCCAGAATTTGGTGTACCTGTATAAGAGGTAGATCCTCCAGATACTCCGTTGCTGTATATGGATAAACTAGAACCATTATATGTATAAACAACATTTTGCCATGTGTTTAATGATGTGTTAACTGAAGGCGATAGTCGCCAACTTCCATCAAAAAACCCTCCTACCATACCAGATCCTCCCTCATACCCAATTTTAAAATTGACGGTGTTATTGGAACCAGGATATACAGAAGAAATTACACAGGCATTATTATTGGGGTGTGAAGTTGGACGAAACCATACATCAATTGTATATGTTGTTAATTGACCAAGTTCCGTACCTAAACAATAATCATCAACACCATCAAATACTAAACTTCCCCCGTTAGAACTACTATATGTTGGGCTATTGACAAATGTTACATGTTTACTGTTTCCGGAAGTATCTTTCCAAACATCAGTAGTGCTTCGTGTTTGTGCTTCTGAAAAATTTGTTGCTGCATCTTTAATTTCTACTTGTACATCAGCAATGCGTAATGTGTTAGGTACATTACCATACTGACCATACATGTAAATTCCATTGTAATCTATAGTTTGATCCCAACTAGATGTTACAGTGAATGTTGCTGATACACGTTGCCAAGTATTAACTTCCGTGTTGTATGCAAAAGATAATCCGTCCCAAAAATTGTATACATTACTACTATTTCTAGTATACATTCCTACATATGCTGACTTAGTTGTATCTGTTGTATACTGTAACCAAGAAATTGTATATTTTGTCCCCACACCCCAACCATTAGTTGACCATGCTCCGGAATTCAAATTGAAAGATTTTGCCTTCCAAACATTGTTGGTGTCATACATTTGCACTACAGGTTTTTTTAAAGTATTATCATAAACCCAATGTG